ATGGCACATCGTCATACTGGACGATTTCACACCGTCCCGGTATCGGCGTAAATACGCCCGACGGTTCACCATATTCGTCGTATATCGGACAGATGAACGCGGTATTGTGAATGTCCAGAATCGTCGACAGGCGATATAAGAACTGCGACCATGTCTGAAACTGATTCGGCGCGTGCTTCATTTTGTTCTGAAGTGCCGGTCGCGCAGATCCCAACATTTCAACGCGCAATTTCGAAATGTGTGTCGCGCGTGCATTGATCGCCGCCCGAATCAGTTCACTTTCATACAGTGACCCCCGGAAAGAATGAAACTCCGGTGAATATCCGTTTAATAACTGGTATTTACCTTCAAATTTTCCCGTCGGTTTCGGTCGGTTGCCGAAAATCGTTTTAAACAGTCCCATTTCTACCCCTCGTTACGTAATTGTTCGCCGATTTCGTCGAACCACTTTTGACGGACGCACATAGCGTCAAGAAGTGCCGCTGTACCGTCGATATGGTCTGACGGTGACAGTTTAACTAGTTTGCCGCGTCCGCGTTCGGTCGACATTTTTATCGCTGAATTCAGCAAATGCACCTTCAGTAAATCATTGTCGCCGATGTGTATTTTCCCGTCTTCAAGAAGACCTTGTGTTTCCTGAATGACCCCGTATAGGTTTTCTCCCTGATATACGTCGTCGCATCGCGCCCCGTACGATTCAAGGTCTTTTATCAGATACTGCGCCGAATAACGGTCATACCCGATCATCAGCGGTAGTATTTCGTATTGTTCAATCATCCCTGTTATCCAGTTATAACAGTCATGATAATCGATATAATTGTCGCCCGAAGGCTGAAGCAAACCGCGCTGAATATATGCGTTGTAGGGCAAACCGTCGCGTTGTGTCGCTTCGTCGATTCGTTCAGCCGGTAAAAAGAACTTTGCGAAGACGTACAGTTCGTCGTTCTTCTGGATGACGCAGACGCACGCGGTAAGGTCGCGCGTCTGTGACAGGTCAATACCGATAACACAATAACTGTGCGCGAAGTCTTCAATCTTTAGCGGCGCGCCTGACGCCTTTTCAACCAGTTTCGCCGGTAACCATGCAAGACTGCTGTTCTGTTTCAGACAGCAATACTTCGTGATAAATTCAGCCTTCTTCGAAAGTGAACCTTCAGCGACTGCAATTTCTTCAAGAAGATAGTCCACTGAAACTGACACCGAAAGATTCGGCTTCGACTTCTGAAGTTCGTTGATATCGTTCCATTTGTCGACGTCGTCAATCATGTACAAGAACGGAAGAAGGCGTCGTTCCTTCGATTCGCCCAACAAAAAACGAGTCGACCTTTTAATCAACTCGTCGTAGATTCCATCGTTCACATATCCCGCGGTCGTGCATGACAGAAGAATCGCTTCAGGTCTTGCACCCATACCGGATTTCATTACTTCGTATTGTTTCAGTCCCTTGTCGCCTTCCCATGCGGCGATTTCGTCACACGTACAAAATGACGGGTTGAAACCATCTGACTTTTTAGCGGAAAATGCGATCTTTTTAACCATCGCATTAGTTCCGGGAATATATAAGTCTGTCATCCTGTGACGCGGAAGTTCGGGATCGTCACCATATTGTCGGTTCTTCTTTGCCGCTTCAAGTTTTTCTTTGCGTTCTTGATATTCTGGATCTAATGTCGTCATCATCCAGATAGTGTTGTATATCAAGTCAGCTTGATCTAATTTTGGCGCGACATTAAAGCACCGCGCACCGAATCCGCCGTTCTTCATCCAGTCATACTTTTCCATCGCGGCGGCAAGTAAAGTTTTGCCGTTTTTGCGTCCGATCGTCAGGACGACTTCGCGGAACTGGCGATTCCCGTTGTGATCAACGATTCCGTATACGCACGACACAAACGCCTTTTGCCATAGTTCCAGAATTAAATTTCCGGGTGCTTTTACGCCTTCTGTATGGAATGCATGACTTTCAATGTACTCGATCGCGTCGTTCGCTTTCTTTTGGTCGAAGAAAAACAGTCCGCTTTCTAACCCGTGAACCAAATATTCATATAAAAGCGCGATCCAATGTCCGACCGTTACTGAACCGTTTTTAATTTGCTGATAGTATTTATAAATCCAGTTATCATTTTTCATGTCGGTCTTTCTCGACTCGATTTGCGCTATATATTTTTTTACAGAACCCTCGCCGGTAGCGACTTTTGACTATTCGTCGTCGTCATGGGGGACTATCACGCGCCCGTACTCATCGACATAAAATCTTTTTTTCTTTTTTCCGTGAATTTCAGCATGGCATTGTCTGCAAACAAGCTGAAGATTCTGGAAGTTTAAAGATATATTCGGGTCGTTGATATTGTTCGGTGTTAAATGTATTTTGTGATGTACAATCTGTCCCGGAACAATTAATCCTTTCGCCGCGCACACTTCACACAATCCGCCCGCCTGTTTTCTATATGCCCGTCGTGCTGATATCCACGCGGGCGACAGATAAAATGATTTCGCAAAGTCTTTCATGCAAATTAAAATGGACGGGCGACTAACCCGTCCAACAGCAAAAAGGATAAGAGGTTTGAGCTTTTACCAGTTCCACTGATGACATATTAACATACATAAAAGTATTAATGTGTATTAACCTTTGACGCTTCAATCAGTGCCGCATCATGCATATATTGTTTGACGTGCTGTTCACTGTATCCAATGATTTCAGATATCTGTTTCCATGACGTACGTGACCCGGTCAGATACCGAAGCGTCAACAGTTGTCTATACTCCGGCGTCGGCATAGCTTGAACGATCGCGATCGCCTTTATCATGTCAGCATTCAGCGCGGTCAGTTTCTTTTGCATCTGTCGTTCCAGTGCGTCAACCTTTGCGGCGACCTCTATCATTTTATCCGACGGTGACGTCTGAACCTTGTCGGTGTCGTATCTGATCCCGGACGGAAGCAAAGACAGTTGAAGTTCTTTAATCCGCAACTGCAAAGTTTCTACGTCACTTCTTTCGTTTCTTATTCGTTTGAAGAACTTCAGCACGTTGTTCCCTCCACTGTTTCAAACATTTCCACGAACAGAAATATTTCGTTCTAGGGTTTCCGTCGTATACGTCTTGCTTGTAGTGCCATTGTCCGCGATCTGGAACAATGAACGACCGACCGCAATGAAAGCATATCATTTCGTCGAATAATTCCACCATAGCCGCTTCTCCCATCGTTCAAGCTTCCGCTTCATGATTCTGATAACACTGTCCCATTGTTTACGCGTAAGCGTGACAATCAATCCGTTCAGCACGTCAGCAGATTCTTCGATCAAATGCGACAGTGCTTCCGCTTCTGATACCGGCGTATCGCCTTCAATCGCCCGAATCATTTTCAATGCCGCTTGCGCTAGTTCAGTTGATTCTTCTGCAAGTATTCGCAGTCTATATTCTTTCGGTGTCTTCCTGATCGTCATTCGTCCTTCTCCCATCTGTCAACGTCGTCTTCAAGACAACTCAAACAAGGTTCTTCTGTCGGTTTTGTGTTTTCATACTTGCAAGTGTCGCAAGCGTGACGTTCTTGTTCGACCGGTGTTTCTTCTTCATGATGCATTGTTAGTTTCCCTAGCAACCAACCGAAAGCAACACACGGTATCATAAACAGTATCAACGAAACGAATGCGGTTACAGGAATCATTTGTTCTCCTTTCTGTCAAAATATCTTTCCTCCCGGTCGTCAGCTTCACCCGCGGCAATCATCGCGCACATTGTAAACGCACCTATCAAAGCACCCAACATAAAGAATAGGATCACTATCAAGATTCTTCCTCCAAATCTTCACACTCCGTAACGGGCGGTTTTTGGTTGTAAATCGTCAAATGAATCGCTTTTACGGGAAATCTACAAACGATACTTCCGTCCATGTTTTCGCGTACGATTTCAACTAGTTTCCCGTTAGTCTGTGACATTCTACGCATTCGGTTGATAAACTTCTTTTGTGTGAATGTCGCAGTACACATCGAATCACCTGTGAACCACTCAATCACATTTTCTTTTAAATCTCCGTTCAAGTCTTTTCCTCCCATAGCTCATAGTCGAAACAGTCTGCGCACCGCACAAACCATTGTGATTTTTCGTACCGGCACGTATCGCACTTCTTTGATTCTTCCTGTTCTGTTTTCATTATTCCCCCTGTTCGAACTCTTTCAGCAATCTTTCAACGAACTGCCGGTCTGACATCTTCAATGATTTCACGAATTCCGAATACGCGTTTTCCCTCATCCTTTTTTCGCTCTTAAACCCCAGAAGCTGAAGTGCATTCTGTACCGCCCTGATGACCTCACAAATTGCTATGATCCAGATCGCTATTTTCATTCGCTGTCCTCCTTTATAAAATCTGCAACGTATATCCTTTTGCCAATAATCGCATAAAGTAATGTTCGATACTGTAACGACATAAGCACAGAACGGTGTACTGTCTTATTGTCCCATTTGTACCATTTGCTTTCACACTGGTCGAACTCAGATATTGTTGTGATCTGTCGCCCTTTTTTATATTTTGACTTGCTCATTCGATATACTCCGATTCTATAAACTTCTTGAACCGTTCAAACTCTTTTGCATATTCTTCATCGCCGTAACTTGTTGACCACCAGTCTTCCAAAGTAACAAGATGTCCAATCTGTTTTGGGGAAAGCATTTCCAGATGGTCTTTTACTATTCTTTTTCTTATGGTTTTGTCTGGGTGTGCAGATCCCGAAAAGATGCACTGACATTCAGATAATTCATACTCGCATATAGGGCATTTTTCATGATGCACTTTTCCTATCTTCATTTTTGTCTCACCCCCTCACATGATCATGATCTACAGAATATCTGTAATCAGACAAAGTGCGTTCCAAATCTTTTTCCGCTTCCCGCTCCTTAATAAAGCATCTGTTTCCGTCATTGTCATATATGCGGTATTCGATGCACATTGTCTTATATGCGATCTGTGGTATATCAATCGCTATCATTCTTCGCTGTCCTCCATCCTTGCTCCGCACGAAAAACAGAAATGCAAGTCTGATATATTGCCATCACAGTTTGTTGCAGATTGGCAAAATGGACATTCCACATATCCTTCTTCTGCGTGATCTATCCACCGCCCTGTCTTGCGCTGTGGCTGTGCGTAATTCTTATATACGTTCCATGCATCGCACTCACTACATATATCTTCTGGTTGTGCGGATAACTCACCTTCTCCACATGCCAATACTTCTGGCTGTGCGGATGGCAATGCCTTGATTCCGTCAAACAATGACGTAACCATGCCGTTCCATTCATTTTTCAGCCAATCCAGTGCCGCTTGCCTATCAATCGTATCTAAACACACGCCGTGCGTTTCCGTGCGTTCCTCCGTGCGTTCTTCAGCCTGTGTGGTCAGTGCGTTGATCGCCATGCCGAAAGATTCTTTTATTGGATTATCCGTAGATGGTAACCACGAATTACTCGCGAGTATAGCATCCATTATTTGTGATAGTAATATAATTGCTTCTTTGTTCGTCATCCCTTTCCACCTCCCGAAATCCATCACATTCAACCGCATCCTGTTCGTTATCCCACTCAGGACGCAAACCCTTTTTACAATCCTCTACCCAACTTCCAGACTCGTTGTAGTCCCATTCGGCAAAACGGCAATCTTCACACAATTCATTCATTCTTGCCTCTTTCATCGCCTGTTCTAGTTCCTGTGCGTTTTCCATTTCCTTTTCTGGATCTCTATTCATATGCTACAATCCTTTCTTTCCCGGTTGGGCGTATATGTATGGCGGCATATACGCCCGGATGGAGAAATACAAAAGTCGCCCGTCTTATCGGTAACCAGTCCGAAGACTGTAATCCGTTGCCACCTAGCGACCGCAATTATTCAGG